ATTTTTATGCTGTTTTGTTAGTAAGTTTTCCATAACCATCAGAAATACTTTCTCCAGTCACACTTGTCTTAACAGAGGTTGCTTGTATCGGAGCTTTTGCGCCACCAGCCGCAATACTGTTATAGTTTGCGAAGTCGTAACGAAGCTCAATATCCATTTGCAACATATCGTCAGAAGCATATTCAAAGTCGCCCATAGTCACATTCTTAACCCAAGCGTTTCTAAGGGTCCATATTTCAACATCTTTACCTTCAGAATTTTTTGCTTTGATTTTAACTTCTCCAAGAATTTCAACAGCTTTTTGTTTTGAAATAGAAGTATAGTTGTTTTGTTGAGGTAAATTATATCCACAGGCACCAAGAATACCCATTAAGTAATATGTGGCATCAGGAGCGATTGGATCAACAAGGCTGAAAGTAACAGTTTGCCATTCCACCTTTCCCGGATAGTAGAATTTGTGGTTGTAGAAAGTGTGCTCTGTTTCAGTTACATTAAAGCTTGGTCTACCTACTTTTGTAATTACCCAAGCATCGATGCCTGCAAGATTTAAAACAAATCTATACTTTCTTTTTGGTTCGGCTGTTATATTAGCCCAAAATTTAGGTCCGTAGTTCTGTGCCATTCTTATGGTTTCCTTATTATACTATAAATAGTAGTTTAATTTATTTTTAATCCTCGAAACTTGCACCAGAGTTTGTAATCACAAAATCGATTGCGAAGAATTCAACAGCCCTAGTTGGCTTCAAGAAGATCTTTGCATAGATAGTGTTTCGATCAATAAGGTCTGGTGTAGTTGTTGTTTCGTCCAAGATGACTTTGAAGTCGTCAAGACCGAAGTTGTTCTTGATGTTGTCCAAGAATGGATTAACTTGTCCTGTAAATCTTGACCAAGTTTGTTCAACATTTTGATCGAACAGTAATTGTGCCGCAATTCTTGAAATTTCTTTCTTCACAAAGATCATCAACCTTCTCACATTAATTCTATCTAGAGCAGAAGGTGTAACTTGAAGTGTCTTTTGACCGAAAATTACAATTCCCTCATTTGGGAAAGAAGCGATTGGATTGATGCTTCTTTCATATAAGAAATCTCTCTCTTTAGAGTTTAATCTTTGCCTAACATTTGAAACTGGAATTCCGGCTGCGCCCCCAGTAAGACCGCCTCTGTTAAAGCCTGCTGGTGCAAACCAAAGTGCAGATTCATTTTCAGAAAATGACATTGCCCCGATTGCAGCAATTGAAGGTGGTGCCCAGATTTGTCTTCCTGTGATAGTGTCTGAAATTCTAACCCAAGGATAATAAGTGGCACCATAGCTGGAATTGAGTGTTCTTAGGCTCATATTATCACCAACCTCAATTACATGCTGGGAAACTCCACCACGACCAGTTCCGGAGGTCATTCTTTGTTGTTCACTCTCATTGTTTTCTGAAGCTGGGACATACCCACCACGAGGGTCTATAACTGCCAAGGCATCTCCCCTCTCTTCACAAACATTAATCATGTGAGTTGTAAGACCCTCATTAACAATTCCGGGAACAGAGATTATATTTGCTTCAATAAATTCTGGATCTGCAAACATATCTATAGTTTTCTTTACCGAGTAAAACATAGAGCTTTCTGTTTCTGATGCCCCTTCGTAAAGGGAGCCATTGTTAGCAGAAAGTCTATGATTAAAAGGTTCTTTTTCCGTAATGTTAAATCCATCAAACCCACCATAAAGAGGGGCAGTAAATCTGTCGTACCCCTTGTCAATAACGGCTTTATAAGATCCTGTTCTAGCAGTAATGGAGTCACCTCTTGCCCTAGAACCGGACGCATAATAGACAACCGGATTTGTTGCTTGGTTGCTTGTCTGCTTCATCATGAGGTCATCCATAGTGAAAAAGAATGAAGCAGAAAGAGACCCTTGCTCGTCAAAGACTTCTTCAAAAGTTGATTGTCTTGGCAAAGGATAAAGGATGTCTAGCATGCTCTCATCAAAAACTGTGCTGCTCGCTCCCCTAGAGAATTGTGCCCCAAAGTATGCCTCAGTTGGATCGCTAAGATCTCCGTCTGAAGCACTTACTCTAAGAGGAATAGATGGGAAAGTAATCGATGCGGTTAATTGCACATCGGGCCCATTTCCGGCGAGTCCCCCATACTGAATTGTGAAAGTGTTGTTGATTACACCCAATAGGACTGGACCCATAAACAAACCACTGTTGTTTCCTCCAACCGTTATTGGTGTTGGGACTTCTGTATCACCGGCAGTAAGAGCACTGAGAATAGTAAATGATCCATCAGAACCAGAAATCGTAAATGGAGCATAGGATATAGGTCCCTCCACTCCATATGGAAGTGATTCTGGATCCACTTGGCTTTGCTCGACAGCATTTGCAACTTCTACACGAATAATGCTAGAGCGGTTGTCGTAGCTACCGTACTCAATTAGACGACGAGTTCCACTGTCCCATTCATTATATTTATCTCCAATTTGTTTTGAAATATAATTTGGAGAACTTGGATCAAGCGAAACGTTTGTATATCTCTCAACATATCTTCTAGCATTGTCAGAATCTTTAATATCTCTAATCGCAACGGTAAATGATCCATAGGGAACATTGTCATTTCTGGAATAGTTGAGATCTTCAATTGAAATCTTATAATTTCTGTGAATTTCTTCACCAGAAGTCAGACCGTGGAATTTAAACAACCTTGTTACTCCGTTAAGAGCTTGTGGATCAAAAACAGGTGAAGGCACGTTGTTTGCTATATCGCCTTCGGCATTTGTAGCTCTAAGGTCTTGGGAAAAGAACCATCCTGTTCTAGCGTGTTGAGTAGGAAATTTGAAATCATTCCCGTTGGTTACCGCAGAGGAAGCTCTATCAAGTCGAGCAATAAAACCATGATAATTGTCTGCTCCAGTCAAATCATTAACTGCTCTTTCAAATGTTTGCCCCAAGAAATATTTTGTAGAATTTGCTGAATTTGTATCTACCAACTGCACATTCGTTAATGTTGGGTTGGTATTGAGGACCTTTCTAATATATTTTGTACTTGTTCTATCAAAGCTAATTGTAACATCTTCAATTGGAACACCAGAACCACCGTTGTCGTCATAAATTTGAAGTGTAAATTCTTTATTTTTAGCAGTAATCAAAGCTGCCGATGCAGTAGCATAATCTGTGGCACTATAAGCAGCATTCAAATCAACATTTGCAAAAGCACCAGATAAAGCAGGAGAAGAGCCGGTGCAATAAATAATAGCTGCCAATGTTCCATCAACGGTGTATTTTCCACCTACAGGCGCATCAGAACCAGAAGCGATGATAAACAAACCATAAGCACCACCTCCAGTTGCACGGTCGACATCCGACAATTTCCAGCCAGCTTTAGCAGTATCTGTTTCTTCTGCGTCAGGAGATTGGTCTCCAAGAAGCCTGATAAAAGTTAGAGGAGATGAATTTTTAAGCCAAGCTTGGGCAGCATAAGCAGCAAAGGTGGGAGCAGTTGGCATACCACTTCTCCAAAGATCACTGGCTTCTTCACCAGCCACTGGGTTTCCAAAAATAGTTACAAATTCAGAAAAAGAATCAACTCTAACTGGCTGAAAGGCTGGTCCTCTTCTGGAGCGACCGATTACTAAAGGACCAATCGCTACTGGTAATTTTGGAACTTGCGAGTTATCAATTTCCTCAATGAAAACACCGGGGGAAACAAACTTAAAATCTTTTGCTGACATTATCAATATCTCCTTTGAGTCTTTCCGCAAAAGAAAGACGATATTATTTCTTTAATAAATAGTGTTTGTTTCTATGAAAGTCCAAAATTATTCTCTATACTTGCCATCCACTCCTACATTTTCCTTACCAGTTCCGCTTGGACCTGATGATGGCAAATCATCCCCCCACACAACGTGCTCTCTTGGGATTCTAACTTGTACCGCATTTTCTCGAATAGAGAATTTTGGAGTTTTTTGATTTATACCCTCGCCAACAAGATACCCAAGAACCTTTATTTGAATTGTTGTTTCAAACCTTCTTTCTTCATTTTCCATAGAGTTGATGTTATTATTTAGAGAAAAATCACTTTGGATAAATGCTTCATATCTATGCCCATCCCTGTTTATTAAAAACGAATTAATAGTTCCCGGTCTAGTAATGAATGGTTGAACTAGGTCATTCATTTGCTGCTGATATTCTGTTCTCAGTTTGATACTGTAAGTTATGTCGGCATAGACTATTGGTGGGATAGACACCGTTTCATAAACAACCTTGTTAGTTGCTTTACGAACAAACTTTGGCGCAACTGTATTATTATATCTTCTATTCGCATCTGCATTGGCAAAATTTGATGTCTTATCTTGCTTAATTCTTCTTGCGATTACAAGAGATCCGCCTTTTTCTGGCTGAGTTTGAAACGGGAACATATCACCATAATATGCACCTCTTGTTGATAAGTCCTTTACAACATTAACTCTTTCAATCGTAATCGCAGGAAAAATAACCAAACCTTCGCTGTCTCTGTATTCCTTTTTATTTTTGACTTGATAGGATCTCTCTGCCGATGCCCATATAACTGGTACTTTCTCGACCCCTTTGTTGGTAGTCGTTTTTAGATCTAGTTCTTCATTTATAAAATCAAAAATAGCATAATCTACAGTCTCCAGCGTAGATGGCGCAAAGTTAAGATCTTCTATCTTGTTTTGTTGGTCTTCTGGTATGCCTGTATAATTTTTGTTTTCTTTTCCGTTTCTAAAATTAGACATTAATCAAGCCTCAATAAGCATCAAAAGTTCCCTTTCTTGCCCTCTTACATGTTGCTGCTATTTCATATTTATGGTCTACTTGACCAAATAATCGCTTTGGCTCATTTAGGGTAACAATTTCATAATGAAACTGCCCATATAAAATAAAGTCCCCTTCCCTTACAAACAGATCTTGATCTTCTGTCAATCTTCTCTTGTGAAAGTAAATATTGATGTTTGACCTTTTATCTACTCCATAAGAAGTGTTTGTTGATTCTTGTCCTTCCCATCCGATCAAAGCATACACCCTAACAGGTGGCAAGAAATTCTTTTGTATACTCTCACCATAAAGAGGGTGAAAGTTAGTTTTTTCAAGACTTATGGGATAATAAAGGACTGTTTGACCTATGACCCTCTCAATAATCTCATCATTAATCTGCTTGACGAGATTGCGCTCTTTCTCCCCAGTAAATAAGGGAGGAGGAGGTGCTGTGGGTTGTGACCATTTGTTGTTTGCCATTTATCTTATCCTACAAAAAGTGAAGGTGGAATATTCTTCAATACTGTTTGTGCTGAATCGCTTACCTGAGCGTCTTGTTCTGCAAGTTTTGGATAAGTCATCTCATCCAATACTGTTTTCAATTCATCTCTTAAAGCGTTTTGTTCTTCTTTAGCTTCTGATACAAGTGCTGGACCATTCAAAGTAACACTTTCATTTGGAATTGGAATAGTTGCAAACTTGCTTCTGATTAATCCGAGCATCTCTTTTGAAAGAGCAAGAGCAAATCTTCTAATCCATTGCTTACCAATAGAGTTAATGTTATCATATGGAATGTTCTCGAATGGGAGTGTATTCATATTATTCACGCCAACTACACCATCCGCAAGACCACTTGTTGATTGCCAAGGATCTTCTTCTAATGTAAACTCAACCCAATATTTCGTTGGACCACTAGTATAGGGTTTTGGAAATAATCTTAATTTATTGTCTTTAATCTCATAAGAAAAGTGAGATGTTCTAGTGTAGATCGAGTCCTCAAATGCCATTGCTTGTGCTTTATTCTGCCAAGTTGGTATTAACTCGACTGTAGAATCATCTGAGTATTGTCCGTAATAAGACAAGTTGCCTACGGTATTCAAGCCGCCATAGTATCCATAGAATCTCCACATTGCATTAGGAGTCTTGTAGTATACTTTTCTAATCGTAACTCTTTTGTCTCCAGTAGCACCAAGTTTTCCATAGAATGGACTGTCTGTATCTGTTAAAGAAGTATTGCTAATAATACTTTGTAAATCGTAATCTTGTTGACCAACAGTAGCATCTAGTGATGCGGAATATATTGGCTTTGCCCCTCCAATACCAGCCTCTGTTGATACAGAATTTCCTATTGTTTTGGCATGCTGGAAATCAAACTTTGGGTACCTTAAAGCAATTTCAGAACCACTAAGGGCATGCCCAGAAGTTAATTCCCCATCAGAATCAAAAGATCCAGTTGATGATCCCAGAACTGTTCCTATTACATTTTTAGCTTGATGAACATTAACAAGGTATGAATATTCAAGACAAGCTTCTTCATAAGCAGCATAAACCTGATATTCTGTAATCTCAATGTCTAGAACATCACCACCGAGCTTTTTATAAACATAAGTTACTTGATCAGCCGCACCTGCTTTAAAAGCATTAAGTGCTGCTTCAGTTCTAGCATGGTCTATGTAAACTCCATATGGAAGCGGATTGTCTGCACTGTTAACATTGGCAACCGTTCCAGTTACTGGCAATCTTGAAACGCTAGTTGTGCTTGCTGGTGTTAAGGTTGGATAAGCCATTCATTTAATCTCCTCGACACAGTTGTATCATAGTAATTAGTTGTTTGCGAGAGTTAAAGCAATAGAAAACAAAAAAGCCCCGCCAAATGAATGGCGAGGCTCTTTGCGTTAGCTAAGATCTAATGGAATTATCCAGTCATATCTTGGCAAATAACAAGACCGTACATATCAGGTCTAACCATCTTCTTAGCGTAACGGGTCATGACACCCTTACGAGGTACAAAGTCCTCGACACCGAAGATAGTTGGAGTTACCTGAAGCGGTACATATGGCGCATATACATATCCACTTTCGAGGAATGATCCACCTTTACGTCCGACAAGAATAACGTTTCTTGGGAAGTAAGGATCGACATATACGTCAAACTTCTTGCTCAACGATCCAACATTAACAGCACCGACAGATCCACGGTCAGCATCGTGAGTTACGCTTGCTCTAAAGCCAGCAGTGAACTCAAGAAGGTTGGCAACCTCTGGGGAACAAACAACGAAGTTTGCGCCACCACGAAGTGTCTTTCTGTGGATTTGTGCCGATACATCATTGATGGTTTCAGCAAGAGTTTCGTACCATTCGGAAACAGTACCAGTGAAGTCTGCACCAAGCAAGCTTTCGTTTTGGCTTTGGCTGATTGGAGCACCAGTGTCTCTGATCAAGAAACGACCCGGACGACGGGACCAGTATTGAGTTCCAGCAGTAGCACCTTGGATAAGGTCTTCAAGAATCTCTCTGTCGATCTCAAGAGCGATCTGCTCAGAAAGAATGCTTGTAAGTTCAACTTCTGCATCAAGGTTGTGGTAAGCATTGAGGTCTTGACCCAATTCT